GGGGCGGGGCGGGGTTGAGCTCGAGCTCAACCCCACACAGCCCCCAAAACCCGCTCACTCGCGCGGCAGCGCTGGATCAACAGATATTGCGCCATCAAAGCCGCAGTCTTGGATTTCCGAAACAACTGCATCAAGCGTGCGAAAAGTGCGGATTTCGCCTCGGCGCGTGCTCAGAGTCGGCTCTGTGCCCCGGTCGGCGTGTGCCGCATACACTCTCCAGCCGCCGATCGCGCGGTAGATCTGGATGCGGCTCACGCTCTGCGTGCGAACCAGAGCTGCGAGCGCATCGATTGTCAGTTTGCGTTGTTCCATTTTTCAGTCCTCGGTGTGTTAAGATGGCTCTATTGTAGCACCAAAAAACGGGTTTTGCAAGTGCAGAAGTGTAACAGTTTGTAATAATTTGTAACAGTACTAGAACCTGAGATTTAGATCACCCACTGGATTTGATGGTGGTGTTTGCACATCAGCGGATTGGTTTGGGGTAATGTTTGGCTGAATTGAACGCTGGTCAGTGTAGGGGTCATAGGGTGGATTATCTAGCCACTCTCGACAATCATCTGTGCTAAGACCTGAGTTAGTGCCTTGTTCGGTATAGCATACGCATCGACTGGATGAGCAGATGGCACCGGCAATGCGTGGCATATTGATAACTCGACGTAACTCATCGAAGGCGGGTGCTGAGTTGGGTTGATGGCTGAGCCGAGGAATATAGGCAAGATAGTTGAACTCATATGTCGGTGTTTGAGTTGCTGCCTCTCCAGATATGGGATTTTGTTCTATGGTTTGGGTTGCTGCATCTGTATATTCAGCGAGGCGACCGGCAAAAGTTGGGATTAAATATGCTGCACCGGCAAGGGCAAAAAGAACAACATAAGCAAGAGTTGGAATTCGCCGGGGTGTTTTTGTGTGAAGCTCTGCGCTTTTGTATAAATTGAAGATGCTTTTGTCATAGCGCCATGGGGCTTTACTGATGCTTTTTGAATACATCAATTGCTTGCTGCAATGGTCCCATTCGTAAACAATTGTCAGCCCAAGGTTGCCCATGCGCCTGACGTGGAGATGACGTCCTACAAGGCCCTGAATGTGGCGGTTGTAGTTATTCGGGCTCTGGGTGATCAGTATGAAATCGACGCCTAAATGGCGGTGTGTGTCCAATGATTGAATGTCTGGCGGTACAGGTGTTCCATTTGGGACCATGGGCCAGACTTTTTGGAATTCGTCATAGACGATCAAGGCACCGGGCTTGGCCCACTGGTGCCAGTCTCGAAGGCCTTGACCTTCACCGATCGGTTGGAAATGCCAAGCTCTTTTAGGGTCTTGTGACCAGTCGCCGCCGCTGGATATAGGCTCATGTTCGAGCTGGAGGCCGTTGATGTTTGTGTAAACGATGCGGGTTATTTCCTCTGTTGAACCATCATCGTTTTTTTTGGTGACTGTAGTACCTATGACAGGTTGCAATAATTTTGCAATGGCATAGAGGGTTTTGCCTGCGCCGGGGGTGCCAGTAATGAGCGTGATCATGCGTTGTTCCTGCCGAGGATTTGGGTTGACCGCTGTATCTGCCAAAGTAGGAAACGGGTTGCAATAGCGCCTAGTATCATGCCCATAGCAAGACCTCCACCAGCGAGCAAAAAGAGGTTTAGCATATCAACCGGAAGGCCTGAAAAACTCGATTGGAGTTGATCACGTAGGGCCTGCAATATCTGGTCGGTGCCCACAATTGACACGACAGAAAGACCGAGAACGGCTAAGACTCGGGCTACTAGGGGCTGGACAAGTGCAGCAATGTAGGTGCCAACTTTCAATTAAACACTCCTGAAACCACCGGCAACGATCATCATTGACGTAAATGCAGCAATGGCCAACAGAACCGGCCTGAAGTAATTTGAAATAAATTGACAGTAAAGCGGGGTATCAAAGGCAGTAATTGTATGGCCGCCAAGATTTACGGTGACGGGCTGAGGGCATGAACCGCCGCCTAGAAACTGCTCAGGTTCGTATGAAATGACTTCGGTTAATGTTTGTATTTCATCGTTAGGGATGTCAAATTCTGGAACACGGGCACAAGCGAGGACTTCGGGATTTAGGATGCAGAAATCTGATGTTGGTGAAGGTTGAGTTGGTGTAGCAGGGTCCAAATCTGAAACGGGTTCAGTAATGCCATGGGGCGAGGTTGTAATTCTTTCTATTGGATTGAGAGACATACGCCAAGGATTATCAACCGTAGGTAAAGGGTTGATCTGCACAAGTGGCTGGCGCCACTGTTGCGGTTCGGTGTTCGGAATCATTACAGGGTCGGCCAATGGAGCAATTAACGGGCGAGGCAGAGGTGGCGTATATGGAATAGGAACTGTACGAGGTTCCGGGTTGATCGTAGGTGTTTCTACGGGAATCGGAACAGTATTCGGAACGATATTAGGCACTTGCGCAGGGGATATTTGCGGTGCAACCAAAGGGACAAATTCATCCTCAGTTAATGGTCGGGTGACAGGCTGAAGACTTTGCACACATCCAGCTGGAGTTATTATCCAGCCAGCAGGGCAGGTCGGATTATTTTGTCTAACATATGTAACACCGCCAAGGAATCTACCGTCAGCAGAATATTGACGAAAAAATTGATTTGTTTCAGGGTTATGGATTGTTCCTTGAATACAGATTGCAGCCTGAAGCTGGCAATGCTGAAGCGGTGTTTGACCGGGTGCTGTATGACCTTGGAAGGTTGTTCTCCAAATAAACCCATCGGAAATTGGATAATTATTTATAGGCTGGGTAGTTTGATTCCATTGTCCATTAACAAAATCCAAACCCAAAGGTACTAATACCGATGCAGCACCAGCAGCAGCAACAAGCGGATGCCTGAATAAATAACGTGCGGCAAATTGAGGTGCATTTGCTGCTGAAACTCGGAAATAAACAGGAATTTGAACACGACGACCGGCGACAGTCAAATCAGCAGATGATGTTGCCGAGCCGTTAACCCATTGTCCCCTATATGCCCAGCCGTCGGGCGTATTTGTAAACCCCGGAGGGGGCGCTGGTGTTACATACGCTGATGCTATTTGAACAAAACCCAAAGCAGCATAAATAAGCCAGCCGCGAAAAACATTTCGATAGGTGAAGGCATTTTTCATTTCTCAGTATCCCCGCTGAATAATTCTATTATTTTTCTCAGGCCCCAAATGACAACTATAACAGCAAGGAAAGCATAAAAAAGCGCGAGCAAATCCTCGATTCTCTGCGCGCTTGGTGGCGCGGGTTCGACCTGAACCACAATGGTTTGTGTGTTAGTGCTCAAGTCGAACCCCATTTTTTACCACCAGCCCATTTTTTGCGCGAGTTTGCGCAGGCCCCAGAAAGCGATCAGGGCCACAATGATGGCCGTTGCCGCAAGTGCAAGGTTTGCACCAGCTGTGGTGATACCAGCAGTGACTTCAACAGGGAGAGCAGCAAAGGCTGGAGACATGCCGAGAGACAGGGCCAAGAAGGCCATGATCTGGGCCAGTTTGGACGAAAGGAAGGCCATAGGAAAACTCCTGAGAAGGTGCGAAATTGCACCCCAAGGCCCCCGGGCTTGTGTAGGGGCTATGGGCTGAAATCAGACCTTGGCGCTTGGTGTGGCCATGGCCTTGTCCAGCATCTTGACGTGTGTCACGATGATCTGCTGGCCGCGCTTGGTGGCGCTGATCTCCATACTGACCTCGGCGGTGATGGGGAATTGAAAATCCATCAGAGGCTTAACGACCCCTGAATCCAGACATTTGTACTCCACCGTGCGGAAGCCGCGGTAATTGGGGCGGGAGGGGTCGAAGGGCTCTTCGATGAAGATTTGGCCGTTGTCGTAGGCCGTGCCCTCGATGGAGTCGTTGAAGTACCCCGCGCCTTTGACGATACAGGTTTGTTTGACATGCATTTTTTACCTCTTTAGTGGTGAAGGCCAGTCGGCGGCCTGTTGATGAACCCGCCCAAGCTTGCACGCTCGAGCCGCTTCGGTATGCCGGGGCGGGTGATTGATTCGAGAAGGTCATCAGCGCTAACGTGTGCGCGCAGAACGTGAAAAAGTTTGCCGTAGCTCATGCGGGCATACTCGGTCAGGTGTTCAACAGTGATCTCGCCTTCCTTTTGGTGGGTGGCGATGCGGGTTCCTGCCGAGTCCAGTAAACGCTCTAGGCAGCGGTAGGCCCCTGTGAAGTAGGTGTCGCAGTTGACAAGGATATCTAGGGGAATGTCCCGATCGGTGTTGCGAATCTCGACCTCGAAGCGGGTCCAAGGTGAAGATGAGTCACCGAGCTGGCGGCCTTTTTCATAGGCGCGCAGGGCTTTACCGTTCTCACGACGGCCTACCATGAGGGTGCGGCCATACTTGGGGTCGAGCCAGTCGCCCATGAGGCTGTGGCGGGGCATGCGACCGCCAGCGTTGAAGTTACCCTGCTGGTACCAGTCCACGGCATCCTCTACAGAGTATTCGCCGTGGAGAAGATCGACAGCCAGATCGACGCGGGTTAGCTTGGTATCCTGTAGGTGTGCAATGGCAACCATCATTTTGTGCCAGTCGGTGACACGGGAACAGCCGGTGCCGGATATGTCAAGGCGGGCACGACCTCCGTGGTGGTCACCACCCCAGTCCACACGGGCAACATGGGTAGCGTTGCCCCCTTGGGGAATGTAGAAGCGGACACCGTGGGCATAGCCGAACATGCCATTGACAGACTCGCCCATGACGCCCTTAAGGTCACGGGTAAGCCACTCGTAAACCATAGCGCCGACGTGGATATCTGGCTCAGGTTTCCAAGTGACTGTAAGCCAGTCCACTTTTGCCCCCCGACCCTCAACCTCGGGACTTTCCCCCCCTGTTAGAGCAGGGGGGCAAGGCCGCGACGCCGCGCGGCGCTGCGCTGGCGCACCGTCGCGGCCATGAGACACCTGAGCCTGCCGGATGGAGTCGAGGAGGTTGAAGGTTGGCATGGTGTGGCGTAAAAAGATGACAAGATGAAAACAGGTGCAACCTTAACAGAAAGTTGGCACCTAGTCAACATCAAGAGGCATAAAATGTAGTCGTTTTGTCAACAAAGACAAAAAGTTAGAAAGGCTGAAAATGGAAACGATGAAATTGCTAGAAATGGCAATGAAGATCAAGACGCCGACAGAGTGGGCGCGTGAGCTTGGCCTAGAACGGACAACGCTTCACGTGTCGAAGAAAAGACAGCACTTGAGCCCGGCTATAGCGGGCGCTCTGGCCGAAAAACTTGGCTTGCCAGTTGATCAGTGGATAGTGATTGCCGCTCTGGAGTCCGAGAAGGACAGCGCTTGCAAGGAGATGATGCTGAAGCGACTCAAACGAAAAGGCCCGCATGGTGCGGGCTCGAGGGTGCTGGAGCGGGCGATGGGAATCGAACCCACGTCTTGAGCAGGGTGCGGTTGACGCCGGCCCCGACTTCGTCCAGAAACACGATCTTGGCCTCGGTCATCATGGTGCGGCCGAGCTCGAGCAGCTTTTTTT